CCTTCTTCCGAGACTTCGTCAAATATTCTTACGTAAGACTGATACTGACGTCAAGGAGATTTGTAGACAGGTTGCAAACATTTTGAAGAATCCAAAAACTCGATATATTGTATCAAAGATATATCCTGGTGTAGACTTCAAACTAACTACAGAGTCTGCAACTGAGCTAAACACCAATCTTAGTGTGGATGTCAAAGGTACTAATCAGTTATGCTGTTTTGGTATTGGTTCTTCTATGACTGGTAAACACGCAGATATCATACGTACTGACGATATCGTTAATATTAAAGACCGTACTTCTCGTGCAGAACGTGAGATCACTAAGATCGCTTATCAGGAATTGCAGAACGTTAAGAACCGTGGTGGAAGGATCTTTAACACTGGTACTCCGTGGCATAAAGACGATGCTTTTCAGCTTATGCCAAACATTGTAAAGTACGATTGTTACAGTGTTGGTGATGTTATAACACCTGAAGAAATCGAGAATCTTAAAGCGTCTATGGCTCCATCACTTTTTGCAGCTAACTATGAACTACGACACGTAGCGTCTGAAGATGTTATATTTGGTGAACCTGAAAAAGGTGCAGATCCTTCAACTGTTATGAATGGTGTATGTCATGTAGATGCCGCATTTTACGGTGAAGACTGGACTGCTTTCAGCATCATGGCTAAACACGATGGTAAGTACTATCTGTTTGGCAAATGTTGGCGTAAACACGTTGAAGATTGTTATGCTGAGATTGTGGAGTTGTACAATCGTTTTCTTTGCAGTAAGATGTATCTTGAGACGAATGCAGATAAAGGATATGTTGGACGTGATCTTAAGAACCTCGGTGTTAGAACTATGACTTATGCTGAGAAGATGAACAAGTACATTAAGATCGTCACATATCTCAAAGGTATTTGGAAAGATGTGATCATCGTTGATGGTACTGATGAACAGTATATTGATCAGATTTGTGATTACACAGAAAATGCAGAACACGATGATACACCAGATAGTGCAGCTTGTCTTGCTAGATTGTTTTTCAAAAAGACCAATAATAGTGGTTATCTATCGCCTATTGAAGGCAGGAGGATTGTATGATTACATATCAGGATTATGAAGAAAGGATCAATAACGGCGAATCGATTGATAAGATAATCGACGCATTTATTGCATCTCATAAATCTAGTGATGAGTATAAACTCAGTTTACTTGCGGATGAATACGATGCACAACGTAACACAACCATTCTACAGTATGCTAGATTCATATACGCTCTCACTGGTGAGAAGATAGTTGATCCAACAGCTAGTAACAACAAGATATGCAGTAACTTCTTTCACAGACTTAATACACAGCGTAATACGTACCTACTCGGTAATGGTGTTTCATTCTCAGACCACAAAGAAACAGTGGTTAATGAGGATGGTACTGAGACAACAGTTGATGAAACTAAAGAAAGACTTGGAATAAAGTTTGATACAGATCTTAAGAAGATCGGTTACGATGCACTTATTCACGGTGTTTCATTTGGCTTTTGGAATTTTGATCACTTACAGGTATTCAAACTCACTGAATTTGTGCCTTTATGGGATGAAGATACAGGTGATCTAAGAGCAGGTATACGTTTTTGGCAGCTTGATAAGCTGAAACCTTTGTATGCTGTATTCTACGAAGTAGATGGCTACACTAAGTACAAGAAGACTAAGGATCAACCATTCACAATGGTGGAAGATAAGAAGCCTTATAAAGAGGTGGTTCAAACATCTGAAGTTGATGGTGATGAAATCGTTGGTGGTGAAAACTACGATGGTTTTCCAATCGTTCCACTTTGGGGCTCTAACTTAAAACAGTCTACTTTAGTGGGTATGAGAGGTGGAATTGATTCTTATGATCTTATTAGATCAGGTTTTGCGAACGATCTTGATGATTGTGCGCAGATTTACTGGATTGTCAATAACGCTGGAGGTATGGATGATGCAGATTTAGCTAGGTTTAGAGATAGACTTAAGTTGAATCACATTGCTGTTGCTGATACTGAGAACAGTTCTGTCACACCTCATACGCAGGAAATACCGTACAATGCACGAAAAGTGTTCCTTGACGATATCAGATCTGGTATATACGAAGACTTTGGTGGTCTTGATGTTCATACCATTTCTGCTGGTTCTACTAATGACCATATTGATGCGGCTTATCAGCCAATGGATGAAGAAGCTGATGACTTTGAATATCAAATAATTGAGTTTGTACAGCGTGTTTTAGCGCTTATGGGTATCGAAGATACACCAGTATTCAAGCGTAATCGTATCAGCAATCAGAAAGAGCAGACTGATATGGTACTCTCAGCCGCAGAATACCTGGATACTGAAACTATCCTGAATAAGTTACCATTCATATCAGTTGATGAAGTTTCCGCTATTCTTGCGAAGAAAGACGAAGAATCAGCAGGCATGTTTGAGCAGGAAGAAGAGGAAGATGAGTTCCCTGATGAAGATATGTCGTTAGATGATATTGATGATGACGATATAGATTATGATGATGCTGAATTTGATGCACAGATTGATGAGTTAGAGAAGTTATTGGAGGAAGAGTAATGGCTTATTCAAGTACTTATTATGATCCGGCTAAAGCTCACGAGTATTACGAGAAGCATAAGAAGCTCAAAGGGCGAACTTCTACTGCAGGCTTAAATGATGCTGGTAAAGTCGCAGCTAAAGAAGTAAAAGAGCGTATTACAGAGGAGAAGAAAGCTCAGATTGAGTCGATCAAAGAACAGGCAAAAGAAAGAATTGCTACAGCTAAAAAGCAGATGCAGGGTAAGATTGATGCTTTGAGAGCCCAGTTAAAAGGCATGAGTAAGGAAGAACGCCAGGCTAAGAAAGAAGAGATCATGGCTCAGATATCAGGTTTGAGAGATGAAAACAAGAGTCTCCGTGAGAAAGTGCAGGGAGATAGTAAGGTATTAAGACAGCAGACGAAAGAAGCGTTTGATGAAAAGTACGCTCAGGAACTTGAGAAGATCAACAATTCTAGTGAGTTTCAAAAACCAAAGAAGAGCAAGAAAAAGAAGTAGTAAAGTGGCCTAGAATGTGGTGTTCTAGGCCTTATTTGTTATACAAGGTGAATACATGGCAAAGAAGATAGTTTATAACCCAACAGATCCAGCTATTCAGTATACTGAAGATGAGATAAAGGATCTTGAATCGAAGATTAATGCAGTTTACTCTGAAGCAGAAAGTGATGTCCAGCGTAAAATGGATGAGTTCAACGCTAAGCATCAGAAGAAAGATGCTAAATATCAGAAGATGTTGAAAGACGGCGAAATTAGTGAGGAACAGTATGCTTCTTGGAAGAAAGGTCAAGTATTCACTGGTAAACAGTGGGCTGCTAAAAAGAACGAAATTAGCGCTATTCTACACAATTCAAACGTCGTAGCAACATCAATGGTTAATAACTCTGCATTAAATGTGTTTGGTGAAAACAGTAATTATATGGCGTATTCTATGGAACATCAAGCTGGCGTAAACTTTGGGTTTCAGGTGTATAACAAAGAAGCTGTTACTAGACTTATTAAGGATGATCCGCAGTTATTGCCGAAGTGGAAGGTTGATCAGAAAAAGGATTACGTGTGGAATCAGAAGAATATCAACAACGCATTAACACAGGGTATCATACAAGGTGAGAGTTTGAATAAGATATCTAAGAGAGTATCCACTGGTCTCGCGGGTAAAAACGAGAATCTTATGAAGACGTTTGCAAAGACAGGTATGACTCAAGCGCAGAATTCCGGTAGATTAGAGAGAATGTACAAACTCAAAGCTCGTGGTGTTGATATTGAGAAGAAATGGGTTGCAACACTTGATAAGAGAACTAGATATTCTCATAGAGAATTAGATGGGCAAACGGTTGATTTAGACGATAAATTTGAAACAGAGGGTTACTCTATAGCTTACCCTGGAGATCCAGAGGCACATCCGTCTTTAGTATATAACTGTAGATGCGCTATTGTATCGCATTTCAATAAGTATCCGAGTAAGTACGATAGATACGACAATATAAACGGCGTACCGATTGAAGGAATGTCGTATAACGAGTGGAAACAAGCTAAAGAACTGGGTAAGGATATTGTTAAGAAAGCTGTTGAGAAGAAGGTTGTTGAGAAGACTGTTGTTAACGGTAAGGATATTTCTTATACATGGGAACGTAGGCCTGATGAGTTTAACTTTGAAATTGAGGATGTTATCAATGCTCAGGGATTCGATGGATTACCAAGAGTTGTTGATCCAGAAGAGTTTGAGAAATGCGTGCGAGAAGCTAATGATGGGAATGGTTTTATAGCTCAGCGTACATATGCCGCACCTAATCAAGAAACATTAGATACTTATAGAGATCAGCTTTATAATGGCAAGTGGTATGTAGACTGTTCTACTGGTGGCGCTCAATACGGACAAGGTATGTATTGTGCGGCTGATTATACTGGAACACTTACTGATGGCGTAAAAGCTGAGATGAGTGATTATATCAGGTTAGGAGAAAGCAGAATAAATGCGCAGATAGAAGAGTTAAAGACTGAAAGTAGTAAATTCTTTAGTTCATTATCACGACAAGAGAGAGATGACTTAGCTCTAGCTAGATATGGAATACAGTCGCCAAACGCGAATAAAGAGAGAGGTGAAAGATTACTAGCGAGATTAACTGAGATACAAAAGAGAGAAGAGGAACTAACTAAGAATATCACCCCACTATCTTACATAGAAACACTTACGCTTGATAAGAGTGCAAAGATTATCAGTTATGATGATATTTATAGAATGCAGATAAATGAAAGTAGTGGTTCAAGATTGATAAGTCAGTTTATAAAAGATTCTAACTTAACGCTTGATGAAAAGGCTTTAATTTTTGAAGATTATCGTAGAGAAATGTTAGGCCACTCTGATATATTTACTTACGAGGATATTAAAGTTATTTCCGATAGAGCAAAAGAATTAAACAAGAGCTTATCATTTGATGAATGGTATGAAGAACGTGATAAAGCTGTGGAAAAATTAAATATGCCAAAAATGTCTGACTTAAGAATAAAAGGTGAAAAGCTTCGTAAAATGGATATTGGTTCTTATGCAGTATTAAAAGGTTATGACGCAATCAATGCTGAAGGTCACGGTAAAAGTGGTTCATATACAGTAGTTCTTAATCGTACTAAGTTAATAATCAAAGGAGAATAATTATGATTGAATTTCGCAGAAATAAAGAAACTGGAATACTTGAAGTGTGGAAAGACGGCAAGTATATTGGTAATGTGATCACGATGGGTGATGAAGTAATTAAAAAAGATCCCACTACTTAAGTGGGATCTACAACGTTCTTGCCTTCTATTTGTATTCTTTTGCGTTCTTCTCTATGAAGAATCTTTGACCTATTCTGTCTTCCCAGAGATTGTCTTCTAATCTCTTGAAACCAGCTGAGTTTAGTGCATCTATAGCATCTTCTTTCTTATGAAAACTTGTTGCTATTCTAGCCTTGCCGTTAGATAAGCCGTATATTAACCACTTCTTAAATACTTTCATAGTTGATTCCTCCTAATCCTTCCAAATATTCCACGCTACACAATATGGGTATTTGATAGTATCTTCACTACTTAGATTAGCTAAACATGCTTCAATAGCGAAGCTTCTCTTACTGTGAGATCCTTTTGTATTCTTGTATAACGCACCACCCTTATTATTCTTGATGAATGCTTTTGCTTCTTCCTCTGTTTCAAAAAACTTATTTGCATATCTTACCATAACTGATCCTCCTTTTAGTAGTTTAATATTTTTACTGTATCATACATAAAACTGTGTGTCCGATCATCTATAATCTCTATTAAGCTGAGTTCCTGCAATCTGTATAAACTTCTACCATTTGCGTGAGTATAAACTATTCCCTGGAGAAGTTCTTCATAATGTTTTTTCCACCAACCATCTTCATCACGTTCCTCAAGTTCTTTTGCTAATTCATCATGAGGCATTTCTCTGATCCAGCTAGCACTTATGCATGTACGATACCATTCTACGATATCTTCTGCATTACGTGCGTTATCTATATCCTTATACGCTCTATTCATGATTTCCTGCTGTGCTTTACTTAACTTCATATCTATTCTCCTTTCGGAGGAGGCCTAAGCCTCCTCACTTTCTTTGATCTCTTCTTCTGCTTCTTCGTAAGTATCAACCTCTGTTGTACTTCCGTCCGACCACACTACTCTGTAGTGGTCTTTGTAATGTTCAATTTTTGGTTCCATATCTATGTCCTCCTTATGATTATATTATCACTCTAATCCGTCAAAACGTCAACATGTTTTTATAAAATATTTTTAATATTTATGATTATTTATTAAAAATTAATTGTGTATTTGATTCTAAGACATCTGTGTAAGTTTTAGAGTTTAATTATGAAACATATTTATTTTAATCCAAATCCTGAAAACAAATCAGTGGGAGATTGCGTTATAAGAGCGATCTGCAAGGCTACTGGGATGAGTTGGTATGAGGTGTTTGATCTTGTGTGTAATCGCGCTAGAGCTATGCATGACATGCCATCATCTAATTCTGTGTGGAGTAGCGTTCTTAAGAATTTGAACTTCACTAGATATGCCATTCCAAACAGTTGTCCTTATTGCTATACAATCAAAGACTTCTGTTTCGATCATCCGTATGGTACGTATATTCTCGCCACTGGTACTCATGTAGTTACTGTAAAAAACGGTAATTACTATGATTCTTGGGACTCAGGAAATGAAGTTCCGGTTTATTATTTTAAGGAGGAATAAAGATGAATTATCCGATGTATGGAGGTGTTCAACCTCAATCTATGATGCCTAATATGGGTGTGGCTGGTCAGCCAATGAGTTATCAAAATGACAGTGGAAATATTTGGGTGCAGGGTGAAGCAGGTGCTAAGTCTTACCTCGTTAGTCCTGGTAGAAGTGTGACTTTGTGGGATTCAGAAGCACAAACAATCTACATAAAATCTGCAGATCAGATGGGTATGCCTAGTATGAAGATTCTTGATTACACTATTCGAGGTCAGGAAGTGCCTAAAACTGCGGCTATTATGAATAATCCAGCTAATGAAAACTATGTACTCAAGAGCGATTTTGATGCGTTAAAAGACGAGTTGTCTG